AATTACTTATTTAGAGACATATCCTATAAAATATGTTTTGTGTATATGATTTTGAGTTTTCTGTGAATGAAAATTAAAATCGTTAGAACAATCTATTTTTCCACCACCACGTGATAATAAGATTTGAGTTCCTCCAGGATGTTCACTTTTATTATAGTATGATGTTATATCATAAACTTTATTATTTGAAATAACCCACAAGGATTCTTTCGAATTATGTAGTGCTATTTCTGAACGCGAATAGTATTTTTTATTCGATTTAAAAAAAAATAAACTCATTCCATTTCCCATTATATATAAAATATGTATTTTTAATTTTCTAATTTTCTAATTTTTATTGCGAAACATAATATGACTAAACTCTGGATGTTTCAGATAATCTATGATATTATTGATTGACTTTTTTACCTCTTCGTCTGTCATTTTATTGACATCTTTGCTAACAATGGGATAATAACATGAATTGCGATTTCGTGCTACATAAATCGAGGCACCTTGAAGACGCTTAAGAATGGAGCGAACATAAGTTCCGTTCATTGTTGATGCTGTAAACTACTATCTTATAGGTATATTATTTTATTTCAATTTTAATCAATAATTAAGGCAATGATTCCAATATTTGAAATAATATGAATAGTAGCATGCCAAACATCACCACATGTTTTGTGCGAAGTCAAATCGTATTTTATATAAATATAATAGATGTAGACTAGGGTTAACCATGCTGTAAAATAACCTAAACTCAATTTGGCGTTAGCCACAATAAACCATCCAATACATATTGACGAAATTGACGAATCAATACGTCTGATTACTTCAATAATTTTTGGTTTTATTACAGTAAGGGAAAATCCGTGATAAAGTATGGAACTAATGGCAAGTACATCACAACCATATGATAATTCTATTTTATTTTTCAAGAAAGCATAATGAGCATTTATTATGAAATAAAATGACGTAACTAGTGTAAGTAAACTGCCATTGGAACACTTGTTTATTCCTTCTACAATTTTATTTTTAGCAATATTATTATAATCGTCAATGATGCACCCTACAAGTATGAACTGTGTTCCAATAATAAGTCCGATTGAAATTAATTCATAGGGCGCAAACATGATAGCAGTAATGTTAATATATGCTTAGTTGCTTATCAAAATTCAATTATTTGAAAAAAGAAAAGGAATCTAAAAGATAGGAGTAGGGACACAATCATATTACTAGTAGAGAGGCAGGACAATTAGCATTTTTTATTGAGAATAAACCAACAAACCATTAAATCCATTATGTGGTTTTCGTCGCGTTGTTTTTGATGTAGTAGAAGAATCATCATCATCACGCTCTACGTCGGACGAAGATTGTTTATTTCGTTGTTTATTGGATTTTGTGCTTGGTATGACGTTCCATGTTTCACCGTCATTATCGGTAACTTCGATTGCCTTTCGGTTTGTTCGTTGCTTCTGTGAACGTTCTTTTTCATTTGAACCAATGCGTTTATTCTCCTTTTTACCATTTTTGGAGGTATAACTTTTTACTAGTGTGAAATATTGGGGTTCGTCATAGACAATTTTGAGTTTTTCACCATCCACCAAACTTGTTCGCATGGATTGTATATCCTCTTCCTTATTCCATGATATGAAGTGAATAAACGCCATATGATATTCATCCCCTTTTCGGTCTACCTTCTGAACAAAATCGATATTTTTCACCTTTCCTAGTTTCAATTGGTCTTCAATTATTTGAATAACTTGTCCGTCATTAAAACTGGATGACAGACGAGGAATACAGAGACTAGGTTGGGTAATCTCTTCTGTTTTTGATGTAGTCAATACTTGTTCTTGAGGAGGAGCAGCACTGGCAAGAGGAGCAGCATTGGCAGGAGGAGCAGCACTGGCAAGAGGAGCAGCAGCAGTAGCAACAGCAGCAGCGTAGTTAAGTTTCGTCATCTTTGGAGTATGTAGGTAACTTGAGTTATATAAATGGATTAATAACGTTTCAATTTTTTACAAGTGATATCTATCTCTTAAATCTTTAATTATCATAAAAACTTCTCGTCCCAAAGGGCGTTGAAACTTTTTTTTTGCTTCTAACCGCATTAAAATGAACGTCGTAAAAATACCCCAACACTTGTAGAGTATCTTCAGTCAATATATCGAGAACATCGGCATAAGAATCCCTATATTCACGATGATATGAAAATATTTCGTCAAGAGTATCTTTTGCCGCATAACTTGGAAACTTAATGATTCTGTTGAAGGTTTCGATAGGACTGTTAGATTTTTCAATTTCTTTAATTTCTTCTTCATTTAGTACATTCCACCCTTTTCTCAAAAATGTTGGGAAATCGTGATGAAATGATGCTATACACCTATCAAGGTCATCATTATTTTCATCAAATGTTTTGTAATCATCATAAGTGATAAATGGTTTATATTCATTATGGACTACATTCCTATCCTTATCACTATCCCCTTCATTTTCATATTGGAACCATACATCCCAAATATCCTTACCATCATTTTGAATAATTTGGGCGAATCTACGTCCAGAAAACAGAGGTTTTGTTAAAAGTGATTGAGATGAAGTATTCAAAATTATAACTACTAGTGAGGTCTTTTCTTTCACATCCCGGACATGTAGAGGTAATTTTTGTTTTCTCTCTAAACATAAGGTACTCATTACAATTGGTGTTACTCGTGAAGAAATCATTTCCGTAAACACACTGTATTCATGAGATGAAACATCGGTATTCTGTATGGTGTTGTAAAAACGAAGTTCATCAGACGTTAAGGGGATACGTATATGGAGAAACATGTTTGTGATGCGCAATATATATATAAAAGCATTTCAATTTTTATTCAATAGATTATATCTATATCTATATATATATATAGATATATGGAAGGAGGTAAAGTTATAGGTTCGGGAACTTACGGATGCATATTTAAACCATCATTGCCATGTAAGGGTTCGCAAACGAGAGTTCCGGATACTGTTAGTAAATTAATGAAAATAACGGACGCAGATGATGAAATGAAAGAAATAAATAACGTTTTACAAAGAATAAAAAATATACCTGATAATAAACTATTTTATATTATTAGCGGAGTGAAAAAATGTTCCCTTGGTAAAATAGAACCAAGTGATTTGGAAGACTTTAATAAAAAATGCTACGCAATGGAACGACAAAAAATAAATGAAGAACAAATGAAGAATCCAAATATTATTGATAAACTGAGTTTACTACAATTACCTGATGGGGGTAAAGACATAACACATTATTTTGGAAGTAGAATAAAATCCTTTAAACCTAGTCTCTTTGTTAATGTGAATAATGCTCTTGTAAAATTACTCGAGTTTGGTATAGCACCATTAAAAGACGTTGGAGTGCTACACCAGGATATTAAAGGAAATAATATTGTCTACTCGGAGGAAAAAGATTTGGCACGTTTAATAGACTGGGGACTCGCTACTCTTTTTAAAAAAGATAATGTTCCACAAAATGTTAGAGGATGGCCTGTTATGTTTAATCAACCTTTTACGAATTTAGTTTTTCATAAAAAAATCCAGCAATTTTATAACACTATTGTAAATAGTAATCCGGTAATTGTTAAAAAAATTGCCACATATAAAGGTGATAATTTAGTAGACGAATTAATAACAGACATACAGCAAAAATTAACCGACGGTATATTTTCTCATCCTGATAGTATTATTAATACTATTGGAAGTGAAGGTCATCTATATTATCTTTTTGATGTTATAAAAAGAGCAGCATCCTTGGAAAGTAACCCTAATCACCCCATTAAAAAAACATCTAGAAGGTATTCAAGCATTAAGGATTACTTATTTAATATAATAACACGGCATATGGCGTCTGCATTTTTATATTTTTCAATTAAACCCAATAATACTATAGGTTCTTTTAACGAAAAGAAATTTTTTTACGAGGTTTATAAAACCAACTGCGATGTTTTTGGGTTTTTATCTACATACGTGGATATTATTATGAATAATAAGATGCCTCTGGAGTTACGTAGGAAAACATACGAAACGGTTTTGAAACCATTTTATTTTGAAAGCACATTTGCACATAATCCATACAATGTAAGTAATATTGTTAATGTATGTCTTGATTTAAACAATGAATACATTGAAAAGGATGAAAAAGATAAAAAAATAAATACCCATAATTTTTTTAAACTTGAAGACGAGAGAAAAGATGATATTATGGAAATTTTTACATGGAGATTAGGTAAACGATGTCCCAATGGTTCACGACGAGATAAAAAAACTAATAAATGTATAAAATTTAAAATTAATAAAAAAACTGTAAAACATGTTAAAACTGTTAAACCTGTTAAAACTGTTAAAAATGTTAAAACTGTTAAAACTGTTAAAGATAGTAAAAGATCATCAGATATATTTTCTTGGCCAAAAACAAAAAGATGTCCTCGTGGTTCGAGACGAGATAAAAAAACACAGAAATGTGTAAATATAAAAATATAAAAAATATAAAAAATATAAAAATATAAAAAATATAAAAATATAAAAAAATATAAAAATATAAAAAAATATATATATTTTTATTTTTATTTTTATTTTTTTTATATTTTTATTATATAGATGAACGGCGGTGAAGTATTAGGTTCCGGAACTTACGGATGTATATTTAAACCACCATTGCCTTGTAAAGGTTCTGAAGAAAGACCATATGATACTGTTAGTAAATTAATGGTTAAAAGGAATGCTGATGAAGAGTTAAAGGAAATAGAAGGAGTTTTAGATAGAGTCAAAAATATACCGAAAAACGATGAGTATTATATTATTAGTGGAATTAAACGTTGTGATGTTGGAATAGTCACTAATGATGATTTAAAAAATTTTGATACAAAATGTTACGCAATGAAACGACATAAAATAACTGAAGAACAAATGATGAATCCTTATATTATTAATAAACTAAGTTTACTACAACTACCCGATGGTGGTCAAGATATAACTCATTATTTTGGAAGAGGAATAAAGTTATTTAATCCCGAACTCTTTGCCATGGTGAATACTGCTCTTGTTAAATTACTTGAGTTTGGCATAGCACCATTGAAAGATGTTGGAGTGATACATCAGGACATTAAAGGACAAAATATAGTCTATTCTGAAAAAAAGGATTTGGCACGTTTAATCGACTGGGGTTTAG